CAATATTGGAGCTCTTATTGGGTGGGACACCGACCTAGTTTCTGCATAGCAGTTACTTAGTCGTCTTTGGTTGGAGTGTAGCGTAGGTCATCCGTTCACCATAGGGTAAACACATGACTAAGAGCTACGTTTCATTCTTCTTGGGTCTGTACAATGCTATCCTCGCGGATAGCGTTTGCCAGTATCCTTACCTTGCAGTTGAGCTAAGACGTGATCAAAAGCGCCTTAGTGAAGTTGCTAGCAAGCGGGGAGAACATTTGTTTACAATTGATCTTCCTGCTATTGGCAAAGAGTTTGAGGCTAACCTGAAAATTGGTTACATCTCAATTAAGGAACGGTTGATACCCGTTAAAGATCAGTTTACTGATCTTGACGGAACCGTCCATCATTGCCAATCGTACACACGAGTTCCTGACGTGCTTCCTTTGCACGGTAAAAGAGCTCGTACCATGATCCCTCGACTTTTCGGGGGGTTGTGGTCTCTTGTGTTCGATGCTAACACGGGTAAGCTCTTGAATGACCCTGACGTTAATGCAATCTTCTTTCTTCGGCAGTTATATTATGCTGCCAAAAAGGTCGAACTGCAGTGCCCTGACACAGCTGTCTTTGCTGCTGTCGAGGAATTCGTCAAGATCGAAGAAATGATGCGTCACCCCACCAACGATTGGTTAGGTGATTACATGGTCACTCATAGAGGAGTTCATCTTTGTGACGAACTTACTAGGAAAGATCTTCCGCTTTTTAAAGCGGAACATTGCGACGATCCTTCAGCTGAAATGATCCAAGCTCTGAATACCTGTCAGCATGTTGCTGATAGTATAACCTCAGAGTTTGGAGAATTTGAACCAGCTGCGTGGTCATTCAAGCATGGACCTGGTGTAGTTGCTGATGCCAAGAAAGGGGATAAGTATTTGTTCCCAACTTGGCCAAGCAAACTAGAGACTACATTTCCTTCGAGCGATTTTGCATTTGCAAATTACTCGGAGTGGGCAGAATGGGTTTCAAAAGGTCATTTAGATGGAAGACTATCCCATCATGAAGTTCCTTCGAAACTTATCTGCGTACCAAAGACGCAAAAAGGCCCGCGGCTTATTGCCGCGGAACCGACATCGCATCAATGGTGCCAACAGGCTATCAGGGCTTACCTTGAAAGTTCTGTTGCTAGGACTGTACTTGCTTGTTCTATTAACTTTAAAGATCAAGCTTTCAGCCGATATGCAGCTCTCACTGCTTCGCGTGATCGAAAATCTGCTACGATAGATTTATCGTCGGCAAGTGATCGATTGTCATTGTGGACTGTAGAGCGAATGTTTAGGGCTAATCCTAGCCTTCTACTAGCTCTACATTCTGCAAGAACGAGGTGGCTTGTCAATAACATTGACAAAAAGCAACCTAAGTTTATAAAGCTTAGGAAGTTTGCCGCCCAAGGCGCAGCAGTTACCTTCCCTGTTCAAACTATCATCTATACTCTCATAGCCATCGGTGTCGGTTTATCCGTCGAGTATGGCACAG